AAGTTTTAAAAAATAAATAAGGGGAGGATTGCTCCTCCCCAATATTTTACTATGCTTCGAACAAGAAGAAGTTATTCGCACCAAGTGTACATAAAGCACGCTCAGATAAGAAGTTAACCTCCATTGCATCTAGGTCGCTAGTTTGAGCACCACCAGCAGAACCTGTGATCCAAGTCTTGTAACGACGATCTTCAGTCTCAGAAGCACGGTAACGAACGTGTAAGAACGGACGTTTAGCGTTTTTACCTAAGATTTGATCGTAAACTGTAGTAGAACCTGCAGGTACCAAGATACCGTTGATAGCTCCACCTACGATTCCACCACGAAGAGTTGCATCGTTCAAGTATTTCCAGTCAGTCTTGTAGAAGTCATAACCACGCTTGAAGCCTTTGAAACCTAAGTTCAAAGCCATGTTCTCATCGTTGTCAAACAAACCATAAGAAGTACCGTTAGTACCGTAAGAGTTTTGAGACGCTAACATATCATCGATATCGAATGAGAAGTTACGGTTCAAGAAAATTACGTTCTCTTGGATAGATCCTTGCTTGTCAAGACGTTGGATGATTGAATCGAAGTCTGACAAAGTAGATGGGTTACCACCTGCCCATACGTTACCGCGAGAAGCTACAGCATCAAATAAACCTTCAGTACCAGCAGCACCAGGTTGTACTTGAGAAGCAGCAACAGTTAAGTAAGTTAAAGCACCTGAACCAGTTTCAGCAGGAACACCTTCAACCATTGACATCTCTAAGTAATCTTCGAAACGTAAACGAGTCTCGTGCTCAGATTTTATGTACCATAAGTATCCAGTAGCACCATTCTCAGAAGTTACTTCAACCCAACCAATTTGAGCCATGTCAGAACCTGATACAGTGTACTTGTCCTTGATGATGATAGGCTTGTTCTCGAAGAATACATCTTCAGATTCCAAAGAACCAATCATACCTGTAGATCCTTTTGTGAATTCAGAACCGTAAACGAATGCAGTAGAAACTGCAGAAGCTGCGATAGTTTGTCCACCTGCTGCGTAGTAAGCTACAGTGAAAGTATCATTAGCAGAGTTAACTGCAGTAATAACAGCTTTGTCAGAAGCAGAACCAGCGTTAGCTGATAAGAATACAGTTTGGTTAACACGGAAGTTAACTGATACGTTAGCATCATTTACAGTCCATGTAGCAGTGTCATCTCCTACAACTGCTGTAGTTGTTACGTTAACATATTTTGTATGTAAACGTCCTTGCTCTGCCCACTTAATTAAGTCAGAGTTAGACGGCATCTCAGCTCCTACTAAACGTAAGAAAGATGCAATAGAGCGATTACCATAACGCTCGAATTCTTTTTCGTAAGTATCTGGAAGATACTGATTCATGAAATCGAAGTTAGTAATGTAGTTTGTAGGCAATGTAGCTTTTACCGCTGACGGTTGTAAAGCAAAGCCTGGGGTACCTTGAACTGATCCAGCCATTTTTTAATTTGTTTTTGTTTTTAAAGTTTTCTAATTTTTAACCTGTTGCCGTGATCACTATCTAATGATGTTACTTTAAATCCTCCTTTATCTATAGGTTGTCCTGTTGTACGAACGCTACCCATGTCAATATTTTTGCTCTGCTTTGCAGATTCATCTATTGCATCAGATTTGCCTTGTTCGTAAAAGAACTTCGCAAAAGAGTCAGGGTTCATTGCAACCGCCATTGTCTTATGATACGACTTAGCATCTTTAATATATCCTTTATCATCAATAAAATTATTGAAGAATTTAGATATGTCCATCTGCTTATTTTTTAAGTCTTCTGGATTACTAGGTTTCCAAGATAAATCTTTGTCACCAATTCCGAACTTGAAACCTTCAAATTCATTGCTGAACAATTCATTAGTCTTCTGAACAAAGTATTCAGATTTCTTAACCTGCTCCTGCTGTTGTGCAGTAGCCTGGTTTACATATTGCTTATAAGACTCCAAAGCTTGCTGATCTTCTTGAGAGATAGACGATGTGCCAATCGACTCGAGTGGCGTTCTATACTTCTCTTTCTGTTCATCAAAATACTTCGATGCCTTAGTTAGCTCTTTTTTAAATGCAAGTTTTTTCTTTTTAACATCCCGCTCGTCATCCATTTCCTCATCATATCCAAATCTATCGGACATTTCATATTGGATGTCTTCGTCGTCTAACTCAGGATTCAATTCTTTTAAATACGTAGCTAATAAACGCTCCGGCTTTTCATTTGAGAAATCTTGGTTAACACGATAGAAGTCTTCTAACCCACGACCTGTTTCTTTCTTAAACTTTAAGAATGCTGATACATCTTCAGGTAATAATTCCTGAGGTGCCTCAACAGGCTTAAATAAGTCGTCAATAGAATTGACTTCTTTATTATACTTGCTTCTAATATATGAAAGAACGTCCTCGTCATCAAATGATGGCGATTGAGGAGTTGATTGCTCTTCTCCTTTGAAATCTTCTGCTGTGTCGGGTTCAGAAGGGATTTCTATTTTTAAAGTCTCAGGCTCCTCAATTTGAGTAATACCTGTTTTTTCTTCGTGTACTTTAAGTAGAGTTTGCTCTACTTCTTGGACAGACTTTTCCTCAAAGTCTACCAGTTTTACTTGAAAATTTTCCATTTAAATTAAATTTTAGTTGCACAAAAGTAGTAAATATTTTTATCTTGGATTAAACTCCTCTAGACTGAACCCGTCAAGCGAATCTTCATCAGACTCAAAACTCATAGCAGGTAAGTCTTTTTGACGTTGTTCAATTAATTTAGATTGCTGTGTGGCTTGCAGTTTTGTTCTATTATCCTTAGCCTTTTCCTTATCCATATCAAGATTTTTAATCTGCTCAATCTCCATGCCCTTAAGTTGCATGTTGAACTCAAACTCTTTTTGCATCAACTGTTCTTTAATCTGAGCCTCCGCTTGCATGCGCTGAATATCAAACTGCATTTGTGCTTGAGCAAGTTGAGCTTTAGCTTGTGATTCTGCTTGAACTTTTTGTAATGCTGCTTGAGCAGATGCTTGAGATGATTGGATATTGCCTTGAGTCTGCATTTGAATCTTTTGTTGCTCCTGCTCCATATCTTGCTTCTGCTTCTGCTTACGCTTAAACTTAAGCAATTCGTTAGCAAGTTTAAGATTCTTCATTTGACGAATATCAATTGCATCTTCTAAGCTAATCTGATCACGCTGTAAAGCCATCTGAATGTTAGCCTCAAGTTGTGCTTTCTGATCCTCATCTGGAGATACCTCAATGAATACACCAAAGTCATACATGTATAAATCTTTGATTTCATCTAAAATACCAACTGCATGTTTTCCAATTTGCATAGTAAATTGCTCTTTGAAATCAGAGTATTCTAAAATATCAGCAACACGACACGATAAAGCCTCAGATAATCTACGTGTAATAAATAATCCACCTTCTAAGATATGACGAGTCGCTGTGTTAGAGTTTAATGCAGCAAGCTTTTGTACGCCTACTAACGCATCAGGATTTGGAGAAGAAGCATCACGTGCTTCGTTCAAACCTGTTACATCTCTAATCATCGACAAGTATTGATTGTATGCATTAATCAATGCAGTAATCTTACCTTGTCCACTATTTGTATTAAGTTCTTGGATTGGTATTCTACCATTATTAAACTCACCGTCTACAGTAGAACTTCGACCAATAACACTACCCGTTTGGAAATACAATCTTAATGCATCCTCTGGATTGTATGCTGCCCCTGTTCCCAAGTCAACTTCATTAATACCATCGGCATCAATGTACACACCATCCGGCACAACTCGTTGTAATACTTGTTGCAACTTTAAGTGAGTTAATTGAATCAAGTCAGCAAAAGGAATCATGCGACGAGTCAATGACTCGATAACTCCTTTGTACATACGTGGGGCAACAGCAATATACTGAGGCAATGCATACTGAGATGCAGACTTAGGGCGAACCATGTTCTTAGCAAGCTCCCACTTCAATAGATAAGGGGATCCCATCACCATTACGCCCTCATACCAAACATCAATACGCTTTTCAATACGCTCAAAACGCTCCTCCATTCCTTCAGGAACTTGGAAACTTTCGTCTTTCTCAATTACTCTTGATCCTCCGTTTTCCGTGTATTTCTTTTTGTAGACATACGTTTTATCAGTCTTATAATTGAAATACAATAAAGTAACAACATCTCTGTTAAACAAGTCACTACGATAAGGGCGAAGTACACCATAGTAATTATACCAAGCTGTACCAAGCTGCTGAATTTCCGCAAGCTCTTCATTAGTAATGTTAGGTTTAATCTTAATAAGTTCAGTAATAGGTACTTGCTTAACTTCGCCAAAATAGAAACAGTCGTCAAAAGTTGGTGACTCCGTGTAACTATATACCATATTTGCAGGGTCCACATATTCTACTCTTACGCCAGTTCCAGGTACAAATGAGTGCTTGACCATACCGATACCAATTGTTGTGATATCGTAATCAACTCTCTTTCTAACATCATTGTAATGATTTAAATCTAATATTGTATTAATTGCTTGTTCTTCAGCAATCTCAATAGCAGGCTTATATTTAAGTTGCATATATAAGCTCAACTCTTCCTCGCTAGCTGGTAGCTCATCTGGATTTACATCAAATGTATCTACACCAAACTGTTCTTTAATTTGCATCAAAATATCTTTTGATAGCATATTTGCCTCAACCATTTCTTGGTGCTTGCTTTTCTTCTCGATAGACATTGCATCTTGCGCGTGTGCCTTAACCTCAAAAAGACGGTCATTCATCCCGTTAACAACGATATCAACAAACTTAGGGATAATAGGAACGGGAGTCCAATCAAGGTTGATATGTGACATATCCCCATCTACTTGGAATTGCTCTTTGTATTTATTTATTGGTTGCTCTCCACGAGCATATAATCTAATACGGTGAAAGTCAATCCATTGAGAATAGTAACGACAGTTATTTCCTGTCTTTGCAAACCATTCCCACATGATACTTTGGCCTACTTTTAATCCGAACTCCTTAGACGCTTTCTCTGCATCTGTTGCCAGCTGCGTTGGAAAGTTGGAGGGGTTAATCATTATTAAAGGGTCGTTCATATTATTTTCAGTCTACTCGCTGAACCGCTGTTATCGTATTTTGCAAATTTAATGCTTATTTTTGACTCTTTTTTCTCCGGCATATAAATATGCTTTTGGTTTGCCATAATCGCTAAACCCGAACTAATCGAAGCGTCAAACTTTGTTCTGTCGTTCACGTTAAATTTAGACCAGTCTAAAAGAGTTCTATTGAATGGCATGTTACCTACCTCATCTGGATTTCGGTAAGTGCCTTCTAAATCATACCCTACATATTTCTCAATGTAAGTACCGATACCTGCTGCGTGTGCTTGCTTCATGTCTTCACTTGAAGACGGTATACCGCCAATCTCAATTTCTGTAAAGGACAGTTTTGCTTTATGCTTATCAGGTCTATTCATTGAGAATCCACGATAGCCTCTATTCTTAAAGTGATATAGTAGACGAGCTTTGTTATTCTCTGCAAGTATGGGCATGCCGTAGAATACGCAAGCCATTAGGACCTCTTCAAAGAATATCTCTGCTGTCTGTGGACGAGCAACGTACTCTAGGAAGAACGCATTTGACGGAGCATTCGCCATATTAAACTTAGTAAGGCCATGAAGAGCACCGTTTGAACCACCAAATGTAGCACCCGAAATATCATAAGGGTCACATCCAAACGCACCAACGTGTTCGTTAAGAGGGTATTTGATTCCATTTTTAGTTATATAGTTATTACGCATTGCAATATCTGGAATCCAGGACACGATAAACCGACCTGCCTTGTCGGGTGTCCAAATAACCTCTGTGTCCTTCTCACCATTTTTCCAATGAAAGAACCCTTTCGTTAGTACACGATCAGCTATCATGCCATCGTTGTAATCTATCTGCTGATATAATTTAGTTAAGTTATAAATAGATGACTTAGTCTCATCACGGAAAGCGTGAGACTCTGTTCTAGGGAACTGTCTATAGAATTCATTAAGTGCATCAGGGTTTGACTTTAAGGATGAAACCTCATTGTTCCAATACTCAATAACCCCTTGAGTAATCCATGTTCCTTCAGCTGAACGAACTGGCTTCTCGGGAGTCTCTAGTACAGCGTGGCCGTACTCATCAATATATCCCTCAAAATTATACTCCATCGGTATAAATAAAGCATACAGACCCGAAAGAGTCTGCCCGTTCTTGTTGCGTTTCCTAACATCTGAATCTTCATATAGTCTTTTATAATTCTCTCCACCTTTATCTAGT